TTTGGGATTTCTATGATCGATGTAATGCTGGATACCTCTCTCACCGAAATCGATGGCTCTTTTATTGGGTAACGTCACCCTGAGTTTGTGTGTTACGGAAGGACTTGGTTGTAATACGACGTGCATATTACTTTCGGTATTCAAAAAAAATCCATGCAAATTACTCCAATTGGGACTACTATAAGCACTAAAGCTGCTGCTATGAAAATCATATGTGTTTACATAATGCTAGAATAATGTCCAGCTATGTAGTAGACTTGTTTGAATCCAAGATCCTCTAATTTCTCTGCCGCAAATCTGGCCCGTTGCCCCGTATTGCAGTAGACGAGTAAACCTTTCTTAGGAAGTTCTGTCGTTGTTTTTTCGTTGATTTTATCGACTGGGATATGAAGCGCTTTCGGATAATGACCCGCGCGCCATTCTACGGCTGTTCGAACATCTATGACTTTTTTAATTTTACCCTCCTTGATGAGGCGCTTAGCTTCCTCTGAGGACACTAGATTCTGACCAAGAAACGTATAGGCTGTGAGAGCAGCTAGACCACCGACAAGAACGAGGGGAATCATTTAGTATCTACGTTGATTTTTATCCCCGCCTCTTGACCTTTACATGATTTAAGTTGAAGCAACATTGGGCGGCACCATCGTATGTCTTCAGACACGAACGACAGTGGTATAAGATCTCGTCATTGCTATTGCTATTGTTGCTATTGAAGAAGTTTCTGGGACGAATGTTTTTGGGAATTGTGTTGAGGGTTTCTTTGGTAATTGTCTTGATGGTAGAATTTTTAGACACTGGTTTTATCATCACCGCGGTTGGTTTGTAGTTACGGTTACCCTCTGAATTTTGTGTGTAAAGTGCACCGTTATTGGACTTTCGGATACGACGACCCTTGGTATCAAGATATGGGGTAGGTCCATTCTCTAAATTGTTAAATACGTTACGAGCTTTCTTAGCTTCGGTGACAGTAGTGTTTCTCATTTTTATATATACCAATATAAAGTTTATAGTGTACTATACCATATATGAACAAGAAATCAGCTGATGTGTCCACTCGTCTCACTCCTGATGAGCTTGCTAAGCGTTCAATGGATGCTCGTATTGCCGTGATGGAAGAGGCACTTCGGGGTGAAAAGGTTCGATACAAGTCTGCATCCAGCCCTGAGCGATTCAAGGCTTTTCTCGAGCATCGACTTACGATTTGGGACGAGCTAAAGGATAAAACGTTTCACGGAAAGCGTATGTATAACAAGACTAAGGAAATCCTAGCAAACTTTGAATCGAGCGCTAATTAAACGAGCTTCGTCCCACCGACCGGATTGTTGAATCAAGAGTCTCGTATTCGGTTTCATTCTGGAAAGGGAATGTCCTTCCCTCAATCTCTTAAAAGCATAATCGATTGTCTTGCTGTTGATGTCGCTACGTTTCACCTTGTACACTCGCATTTCATTCTCCACCTTTTTTAGTTTGGATGTGAGTTCATTTACGGTACTTTGAAGTGAGGTAATGACGAGCTTTTGTTTCTTGACTTTCATGTCATCCGGTTTGTTTCGGAGTCTATCCTGCAATTCTGCGATGATTACCTTTTGCTTCTTGATCTTTAGGTTCTTCTTCTTCACCACCTTGTCAATCTCAGGTCCAATGTCTACGACAAACTTGGACGTCTTGCGGGGTCGTGAACAAGATTTTACCATTTTGTAATACTTTTTACGTGTTTAATGAACGACTTAGGTATTTAGTTACCGAAGGCGACGCCACCCATACCCTGCTTGATGCGTAAAATATTGTAGTTTACGGCGTATACACGGTGGAGGTTGTTACCACCGGAAGGACCGGTGATGGCGAGCTTGGCGTTGTCGATGCGGCTGAAGTTTAGGGTACCGGTGGGGTTCGACCTGCTCAAGCTGAGGCAGAAAGGCCACGTGAAGGTGGGAAGATCCTCGAGAATGTCATCGGGGAGGTCGCTACTGTGCATCTCGGGAACGACCGTGTGGTGATAGACGGGAGAGGTCTCCTCGAAAAGAGGGGTACCGTTGATGTAAAGCGACGACTTGGAGAAGGTGAATTCGGTGTCCCAGTCGTTACCGGTCGCCTTACCGGAGACGAGGTGGATGGACTTGACGGGGTGGTTGAAATAGGTGAGATCTATCTCGGTATCCGTGCTGGTCGCGAGCTGGTGCTGGGTTTGGGTGAAGAGAAGGTTGTGCTCGTTATCGGTGAAGAACTTACGCTCCTCGGTGTCGAGGTAGATGTAGTTACCCCAGATCTTAGGAGTACCAGCGGGGGTGTATCCGTCCCTGCACTTAATACGGATCTCTACATCGTGATACTGGAGGGCCACTAAAGGGAGGCACCTCGTGTAATCCTCGGCGAAAAAGAAGGGAATGACGTAGTGGTCACCGCCGTGGTTCGCCTTCTTGCTGTTGGTGGTGACGGCGTACGACGCCTTGGCCGCGCTGTCGCGTAAAAGGGGGTTGTGTACACCTTGGATGAAAAGAGAATCAAGCTGGGCAACCTTTTGACCACCGATGTAAAGGCTGAACTCGGTGGGGTTGGAAGCATCTTGGGAGAAGAGACCGTTGGAGTTGGTTCCAACGTTGGCGATGTTGGTATCCTCGATCCAAATGTAGCTCATGAGGTCACCCTTAGAGCGAATAGGAACGGTGATTTCGTTGTTCGCACCGAAGGTACCGATGTAATCCATCCTCTCGGGCTTCATCGCGAAGTTAGTATGGCGCTTATAGCTCTGACGGAAAAAACTCACCTCTGGGTCACCAGTGATGAATACATCCTGGGCTCCGACAGACACGAGCTCAATTAAAGCAGCTGACATTTATTAATAAATGATATTAAAATTTTGGGTCGAGGTATACACATGGTAGTTTTTCAAGCACTCACATGGGAGGCCCGAGATGTTGAGGGTGAACATCAAATCAGCATCTTCGGTAAAACTGAAGAAGGAAAATCCATTTGTGTGACGACGACATTCGATCCGTATTTCTTTGTAAAGCTTCCGAAAGGAACGAAGCCTTCGGATGTGACTCGTCTGTACAATGATATTAATGCCCTAAGGAGGGATCACGTGACGAGTTATAGTCTGACGAAACAAAAGGATGTGTGGGGTTTTCAAAACAACGAAGAGTTTCATTTCATGCACTTGAACTTCAAGACTTTGGAAGCTCGACGTAAAGTCAATTCTATTTTCATGTACAACAATGATTTCAAAAAGTATCACGTGTACGAATCAAACATCGACCCCGTCCTGAGATTGATGCATCGTACGGGTATTCAATCTACTGGGTGGCTGGACACGGGTCCGAACTGTGTGCGCTCGCATCTCGCCAAGACGGATATTGACTTGTGGTGTAACGATTGGCGTACGCTTACACCTGTAGCCCGTGACGACATCGCACCGTTCGTTGTGGCGTCTTTCGATATTGAGTGTAATAGCTCTACCGGAAAGTTTCCTGATGCCGACGTTCCAGAAGATGCCTGTTTTCAGATTGCTATTTCGCTCTGTACGTTCGGCAGTGAAGAACCATACGATAAAACCTGTTTTTGCTATAAGAAGACGGACCCTAATCTCGAAGGTTCAAATATCATCAGCTTTGACACGGAAAGGGAAATGCTTCTCGCGTTCAAGGAGTACTTGAACAAGCAAGATATTGACATCATGACCGGGTGGAACATCTTCGGTTTCGATCTTGAGTATATTTACAAACGAGCCGCTATGGTTGGGTGTGGTCTCGACTTTTACGACTTGGGTAAACTCAAGGATAGTGAGTGCCACCTTGTCAGTAAGAAGTTGAGTTCCAGCGCTTTGGGTGATAATTTCCTGAAGCTTCTACCCATGCCCGGTCGATTTATTTTCGATATGTTCCATGAAGTCAAAAAGGGGTACAAACTGGATTCGTATAAGCTCAACGAAGTTTCGAAGCTGTATCTCGGTGACCAAAAAATCGATATGGCCCCCAAGGAGATGTTCGCGCGGTACCTCGAAGGCGACCCTGTGAAGCTACGAGAAGTTGCCGAGTACTGTGTGAAGGATACTCTATTGCCGCACCGTCTCATCAAAAAGCTGTGTACACTTTTGAACTTGCTCGAGATGGCTAAAGCTACGTGGGTTCCTATCGCTTTCCTCGTGGAGCGTGGACAGCAAATCAAAGTATTCTCTCAGCTGTCGAAAAAGGCTCGCGAACTCGGGTACATGGTCCCGACGATCAAGTACGGAGCTATTCCCGAAGAGCCCTATGAGGGTGCTACGGTTC